TGAAGAGCTTGAAAAGCTAAGGTCAAGAATCTGGGCAACTGGACGCAGGACTAGTTTGTTTGAAGTGGCATTTATGGCCTATAGTATTTAGTAAAGTACATTTAGGCACCTAGTGCCTTCTTGTATTTATCCAAGTATTATAGATTCAACCTTTGTTCTAAGTAACCAGAAAATAAACTAATCTGGAACCGACTTCGGTCAGGCGGAATACCACCGCCAAATTAAACCAACGCCAGGTGTAAAAACCTTTTAGAGTGTTGGCGTCATCTAAGTAATCGAGACTGCAGTGGCCCTGCAGCATGGTACATTTGATGTGAGGAACTAGCATGAGGTTCCGAGACTTTTCATGCATGTTAGCACCTCTTTTGGTGCATATATATATACATAATATACATAATAACAAATAAATATAAAACCTACAAAAATTATAGAAATGTGTGTACACAGTGTGCACAGGAGGAGGTTTTGTATACGTATCTTATGATGCTCAATATCCCGCGAAGCCGCCGGTTTGGGAAAGCCCGCGTAGATGGCGATCATGATATACATCGTTGGCACTAAGTGTGTTTTTGAACACAGTGAATCCTTGGTGGACGAAGTATTGATTGGTGACGAGCCACGCCTAGCCTGGAGAAGAGTTGATAAAGGTACAAGGTACAAGATGGAGGATCTCCATTAAAGTTATATTGAGCCGTAAAGGGGGATGAATTGCCAGGCTCCCTCCGCTGTATTACTAGGTGCTAGTATCTGTTGTTCTCTACTTTTGGTCGTGTTGACGACAAATTTAGAGTAAGGACTAGCTCGGGTTCCATGAAGCGAAAGCTATTAATGACCTAGGTGCAAACTGATCACGGCGATGAGACCGTTAGTAAGTCAGCAGCAAAATAACTGGAAAACCACTCGCCCGTTGCGTACGCAGTAACGTGTTCGGGAGTAAAGGTTAATCTGAGGATTGATCCCCTTAGTTTACTTGTAGTAATTATACTGTGGCCCGTAGCCGGGTGTCGACAATAGTTAGATTCGTGTAAAGCGAGTCATAGTCTAGTAACCCTGGACTTTAAATTGGCGCAATTTCCCCCGCCCGTATATCCTTTCTCAATACGTTAGACAAGAGAATTTCCCTAAAAAGCAAATTATGATTATCACGTTTTCCCAAAATCTCAATATTCTAACATGACGGACATACAACCAAAAACTGGACTGCCTGCGAGGCAGAAAGATGGAATGAAGGAAGAGGATAGGAAGGAAATAAATCCGCACTTAAGTGGGGCGGTTAAGGAGGATTGGTACCTGAAGAAATTTAAGAGCTGTAAGCGAAAGTACAGCAAATGTAAGAAACAAGCTTCAGTACCATCCGTGGCAGAGGAATCAGATGAATCATCAGATCTAACATCCGTATCGACCGACTTACCTTTAATGGTGGAATTCACGAACGAGTTTTCCGACATAATAGGTGAGATCCCAGATTTCTGGAGTGCTGTTATGAAATACGATAAGATCGATGACCAGACGCTCAGCTATGTAGAAGGATTTATGGCGATGGCTACAGCCCTGTGGGACGCGAAGAGCGCAGCAGGGCACATTGCTGTTTTGACTCTATATGCCAAGACCTTGTTGACAGACAAATCGCTGTTTAGAGAAGTCAATGAGTATATAAATGAGCAATTTGTAACACCACAATCGGATAGCACTGAGTGTGCAACGATTAACATGTTGCATGAGATTCGCTCTAACTGGAAACTGTTTAAGGATAACAAATTATTCAAGAAGGTGAGTGGTCTAATGACCCTCATGGTGTCTTTGGGAGTTTGTGAAGCTGCGTCCTTGAACTTCTCCATCGGAAAGATGAAGATTATAGAGCAGCGTACAACTGAAATACAGTTGAATGCCTTCGACGTTACGGATGCAATTTTTGATACCCTTATTTTCTTTATTGAGGGTGGATATAGATGTTTCCAAACCGGAAGTCTAATGCCACTTTTGGTGGATGATTTCACGGTCATAGCGTTGGAGGATGAATATATAAATCTGTGCCGGATGTGGGATCTGGAACAGAACGGGAACCTAATTAAGTTGGAAGGAATTCAGTCCTCTGAGTTTGACCACAGATTAGAACTAGCAATAACAAAATTTAAATCATTACTTCCCTCTTTTAGTGGTCTTGACAAGAAATTGATCACTGATAAGTATAATAAGTTGTTGCAAATCAAGAGCGATTACATATTGCACAAATGCTCCGGAGGAGTCCGTAGAGCCCCATTTGTCATTGAATTGTTCGGCAAAAGTAACCAAGGTAAAACGTCTGTGGGAGAAATCCTGACGGATGTTATGCTATCGGCTGCAAAATTACCGTTGGACAAGTCAAGACGTGCTTCTGTGAATGCTGCCATGAAGTTTCTGGATAACTTTTATTCGGATACTCTAGTAGCAGTTCTTGATGATATGTGCAACCCAAAGAGCGGGTTTGTGCAGGTTCCCCCGACAGGTCTTATGATTGATTTGTGTAACAATGCTTCTTATGTTGTCCCCAAAGCTGATCTACATGAAAAAGGTAAAGTACATGCTGAACCAGAAATATGTTTGATCACGACAAATAAGAAAGATCTAGACGCATATCAATATTCGAACTGTCCGTACTCGATCCAAAGAAGATGTCACCTTGTGGTGACTGTCAAAGCAAAGGAGATGTTCCAAACAAAAAGGGACGGTGTTTACTGCGGATTGAGTACAAACTTGGTGGATGAATATTATAAGGAAAGACCAAGGCCCGTGATAGATGATTTATGGGATATTGATGTTGAAGTTGCTGTTGAACCAGGGAAACTAAGTGAGACAGCAGAGTATACACCATACATCTACAACGGAAGACCTATGGAAGGCATAGGTATGAATGAATTAGTGGAATTAGTTATTGACCTTTTCCTAAAGCACCGCAAAAGTCAATTTGACATAGTGGAGCGGTTCGGTAAATCGAACAAAGGCTACACCCATTGTGGTGTAGAAGGTTGTATGAATATAAAAGGTATGTGCTCAGTACACTCGGACTACCACTCTTTACCATCTCAGAAGGCTAGCGAGCCAGAGGAAGACAGTGAAGATGAGGAAGAACAGTTGGAAATAGCAGCACGTAACGCACGAAATCATTCGAGTCGCGGAGGTGGATTCGGCCGTGGCGGCAGGCAACGTCGTCACAATGGAGGAAGAGGACACAACCGACGGAGATGCTCTAGGCAATCAGATGCTGAGCCGAAAAAGTCTACTTATTATGGTGAGGGTCTCGTGAAGGCTGGTAACAGCCTTTGCTATCGCCTCAAAACAGATTTGTACACGAAATCGGACGAAGCAGATGCCAAGGCAACGAAATGGGCTTACGATTTAGCCGATACTTTTATGGGTGAATGGAGCTGGTTAAAACTAGTCCCTGATCCCTTCTATAGCAATCGCAGAGTGAGAAATTTTATCAAAGGTTATCTCAAGCCCAAGGTTGACGAGGATTCTAAATGGATCCTCCGGACGCTCACAGGATGTGAAGTACTCTGGGTACTTATCCTGTCTATGTTCATGAGTACTGCATGTTGGGGAATGTTGTTCCTGATAGCTATACTAGGCGGTATTACACACGTCTGGATTAAGTTTGTTAGGAAATACTTCCGATTCATGAAACAATTTACAATAAATTACAGTTTTGCCACGTATGTGGTCTTTTCTGTATTTTTGATATGCCTACTACAGGGATCAGATATATTTATGACAGCCATAACCAGTGGCTACATTTATTTATCACTTATCCTCAATAGGTATGTGTACCAGATCATAGAACGAGCGGCCTTTCAGAAGGTCCGAGAGATGTCGCGCATTACAGTCCCGATGCTCCAAAGATTCAAAGATAGGAACTACAAAACTATAGCCAAATTATGCGGATGCGTAACGGTTATTCTAGCCCTACGGGCTATGTATAAGTACTTCTTTAATCCAGAGACGGGGACAAAGGTGAAACAAGGAGATATCACTGAGCCGAGTGCAGAAAGCAATGCAGCTCGTGATAAGGAAGTTAATCCTTATGTGGCGGCAATCAAAAGACCAATCACCATTGAGGGTAAAGGTAGGACAATTACCCCCGATGACATGGCGTCAATGCTGAATAAGAATTTGTTATTTGCAAAACTACATCTTCACGATGGTGGGTTTCAAACTACGAATGTGCTTATGTTGACGACCAATTATGGTGTAATAGCCAAGCATTATCTGGAGACGGAATATGAAAGTGTCACTATGATACGAAATAAGCCTGATACCCTGGGAGGTTCTTATAAGACCAGGATCGACAAGGCAAATGCATATTCTATCCCCCACACAGATCTCGCAATCGTCTACTTCGCTGAGGGAGGATCTTACAAAGATTTGATAGATTACTTCCCTACGAAAGACGTGCCAGATCACACTTTCCACCTCCAATACAGACAAGCCAACGGAGTTTTTATACGTGCTACAGGAAAAGCCGTGTTTAACCCTGAGGCGGACAATGGTGATACATTTCCTGGATTAGATTATAGTAACCTGAGTGTTAATACTTTTCCGGGAATGTGTGGTGCTGTGTTGTATAGCTCAGGCGTGGGCTGTAACATCACAGGAATTCATGTTGGAGGCGTTAGTGGATCACCAAGAGGTGTAGCTGCTATGTTAACTAAAAATTACATTGAAGCTGCTATTGAGCATTTGGGATCCAAACTAACAACCATTAAAGGAGGATCTGAGGGTGTTGTGCGCAAGCAATCTATGGGCGTGACGTACCTCACCGACCAGGAACTACACAAAAAGAGTCCACTAAACTATCTACCCAAAGGTAGTACGATTCTGTACCAAGGTAGTTGTACTGGTCAGGTAACTTCGCACACAGATGCAAAAGTGACCCCAATTTCTCCAATAGTGATGGAAGTGATGGGAGAGCCCAATGTTTATTGTGGGCCAAAGATGAAGCCGGAGTATTGGGCCTTCCAAAAATGCTTAGAGAATATGAGCATACCTGGAACGCCTTTTCCTTACGACTTACTGGATAAATGCGCGGAGGATTACATCGAACCCCTTCTGGACCTAATCAATAAAAGTGGCCAGAAGATGCACAAGACGGGAAGGGGTAACCACAAAGCTAAGGCTGTAGCTCATATGGCCAAGGAGGAACACTATCCAAATTGGAAAGCTATGAAACCGCTCAGCCACAAGCAGACCGTTCTCGGAATGAGGGGAGTTAAGTTTATGGACCCTATGAAGAGAAACACCGCTTTGAGTTACCCAATGACCGGCACTAAGCTCGAACACATGATCGAGTTAGAGCCCACTGAGGAATATCCCCACAACTTCGAGTTTAAAGAACACGTGTTGGAGGAGATTAAGTACGCAGAGGATTGTTACAAGAAGGGCATGCGCGCCAACTTGTATGCAAAGGCTACGAAGAAAGATGAGATATTGACTAAAGACAAATGTCGCATCTTTTATGTTAGTCCTATTGCACTTACATACCTCATTCGCAAGTACTTTCTACCACTGATTAGATTCCTGCAGATGAACCCGTTATTATCGGAGTGTGCTGTTGGTATAAATTGCCATTCCCAGGAGTGGGACCAGCTACACAAACATATAACCAAGTTCAAGAACCTCATAGGCGGCGATTATGCCAAATATGATCAGAAGCTATCAGCTCAGCTTATCTCTTGCGCCTTCAAGATTTTGATTACGTTGGCGAAAGCGTGTAGCTATACAGATGAGGACATTGCAGTTATGAACGCGATGGCATCAGATGTGATCTTTGCTAAAATAGCTATGAGTGGTGATGCTTTGGAATTGGTCAGCGGTGGGCACATCAGTGGAAATTCCCTGACAGTCATTATTAACGGTATCTGTGGTTCTCTGAACCTACGTGCCGCTTTCTTTGCTAACAACTCGTGGGATTTGTGTTATCGAGAGTTTGTAGCTATAATGACATATGGTGATGACAATCTAGGTTCGTGCTCTGACAAAGTAAAATTCTCCATTAAGTTAATTTCGGAGTTTTTGGCTAAATATGGTCAGGAGTACACTATGCCTGATAAAGAGAGCAAGCTCACTGATTTTCTACCAAAGGAGGAGTTTGAATTCCTTAAAAGAAAGTCGGTGTATATACCTGAGATTGAATGCCATGTCGGTGCGTTGAAGCACGCTTCCATCTACAAATCCCTCCACATGTACTTGAGGGGCAAGAAAGAAGCTTTGACGCCAGCGGAAGCTTGTGCAACCAACCTGGACAATGCTGCTCGTGAATTTTTCAACCATGGGAGGTTGGAATACGATAAGCAGATAATTCTCCTAAGGAGAGTAGCTGAGATGGCCGGGATTGACCATCAGTGTAGTGAATTAAATGTAACGTTTGATGAACGCGTAGCTACGTGGAAGGAGAATTACGATCCAGAAGCGTCCTCGGAAACGACGTTAAAAGTTCTACCCCGTATGGTTCATGGGGTCCAAGGGGCAGTTGAAGAAACCCGCGATGTATTGGATACCAGCTAAGGTAATACATGTTTAAATAGCCAAAGCTAGGCTTGCATCGTGTGTATATATAACAACCGGGAGCATGATTGAAACGGCATGCTTACCGTACATAGAGTTTCACTGTACAACTATATAATAATAATGTAAATGTAAATAATGGTTTAGGATTTTACCTTAAAAATTCATCTATGTGTTTGTATTGTAAATGTAATTTTGAATATTGCATATGTAATAATAGACCTCAGAGTTCCTTGAAGTCTACTGTGGCACCATCCTTCCGTTTGGAAGAAAATGTGCACTTCAGTGACCCAGGGATCTCCCAAGAAGTTGATGTATCATCGGGAGAAGATCCAACAAGAGCTAATCAGGATACCCATGATACTTCGCTACATAACTTCTTCCGTCGACCGATTAAGATCTACGAGAAAGATTGGTTCGTGGGTGGAAACATTAATGAAAGTTTTAACCCATGGTCTCTCTATTTCGAAAATCCAAAAGTGATCAATCGTTTGACCAACTACAACCTGTTGAGATGTAACTTGCACTTGAAGTTTATACTCAATGGGAACGGCTTCTACTACGGTAGAGCCATGGCTTCGTATTTACCGTACTCAAGTATCGATGATGGAGAAACCACAGCAGCAACCTCAAATGCTAGATTGATTCAGGAGTCACAACGACCCCATATCTTTCTTAACCCTACCCAATCTACAGGTGGGGACCTAATATGCCCGTTCTTCTGGCATAAGAATAATCTATCTATAGTTATTTCCGAATGGTCCCAGATGGGTATTGTGAGATTGCGAACCTTTGACGCGCTACGGCACGCGAATTCAGGTGATGATCCGATTACAGTATCGGTGTTCGCCTGGGCCGAGCAAGTTAAGGTAGGAGTATTAACATCTGTTGATTCTGACACAGTAGTACCACAAAGTTCTGGTGTTCAGTATGAGACAGATGAGGCTAACTCCAAGGGTATGATTTCCCACACAGCAAGTAATGTTGCACAGGCTGCGGGTGTTCTAGCTAATATACCGCCTATTGCACCATATGCTTTGGCTACTCAAAAAGTAGCTTCCGGCATAGCTGGTGTAGCGGCACATTTTGGCTATTCCCGCCCTACTGTGACTAAAGACACTTGTCCAGTTAAATTATATCCAACATCGAGCTTCGCGCTGACTAATGTACCCGATACTATTTCTAAGTTGACCGTCGATGATAAACAAGAATTGTCTATCGACCCCCGAATAGCAGGGGCCCAAACTTTGGATCCCTTTTCAATTAAGAATATAGCTAAAATCGAGTCTTATTGTAATCAATTTCAATGGACAGTTGCCAGTACTCCTGGAGATCTCTTGTTCAACACTAGAGTTTCTCCCATGATTTGGCATGAGGTCGGAACCACATTCAGCTTTCCAGCATGTGCGTTAGCCGCCCTCCCATTTGATTATTGGTCCGGTACTCTGAAATTTCGATTTCAAATCATGTCTTCAGCATATCATAGAGGTAGACTACAAATCTCTTACGATCCGAATTTTGTTAGTAATAACGAAACGAATACAATGTACACTCGCATAGTGGACATTTCAGAAGATACAGATTTTACTGTCGAAGTTACAAATGGTCAGCAGTACTCATTGCTTGATCGGCACACCCCTGGTGTAGATTCCGCAACCCAAGTTCAAAGTACCTCCCGGTATTTGTCCAAAGAACAAGGAAACGGTGTTCTAGCAGTCCAGGTGCTGAACAAGCTAACAACTCCCAATAACTCAGCCACGAATGACATTTATGTAAACGTATTCGTGTCTGCATGCGATGATTTTGAAGTTTATGTTCCAAATTCACAACAAGAGAATTTTGTTTGCAGACCCCAATCGAGTGGTGTTACATATGCTGATGGTCAGTCTACTGATGTAGATGAAGTGCAGCCCAGTCAATCAGAGGTTATTGGTGAGACAAAGAATGATAGCAACGAATTGACAAAAGTGTTTGTTGGTGAGAGTATAAAATCCTTTAGGCAATTGCTCAAAAGGTACTCTAAACATTCAGCTTTAGTTCCATTCGAGGATCCCGGTGAGATCGTAATTCGAACTGACTTCCGTGCATTCCCCTATCTTAGAGGAAATGTGCCAGGAGCAGTTGATTTGAGATCAGGTCCGGTGGCATACAATTACTGTAATACCTTGTTGCTACATTTGATACGGTTCTGTTATGCAGGATGGAGAGGTTCCATCAGATACAAAATAGTCCCGTCTAATCCGACAGACGTACATCGAGTGTATGTTAGTCGGTTTACAGGTATTCAATTTTATGAGTCAGCCTCTCTGCTTTCGACACCCTCCAGTAGAAGTGCCGCTAAGTTGAGAACACTCAATTCACGAGAACAAGGTACTAAGGGGTTAGCACTGTTCGTACCGGAAAGATCTAATCCGGTAGTTGAATTTGAATTACCATTCTACAGCAATAAGCGTTTTGTGCCAGGTAGATCCTATAACCTGACTGCTACGCCTACAGAAGATCAACGCACTGAAGCATTCACAATAGACATCTATGCGTATGCGGATAAAACCACATATTTTGATGTTTATACTGCTATTGGCGAAGATTTTACAGCGTACTTTTGGGTCGGCTGTCCGCCTTTGACGTACGAAGCAAGCTTCCCTCTCCCCGCTTAATGGGGGAAGTCCGGGAGTAAACCCTATTAAATCCAGTTATCTACGTGCTGTAAACGTAGGGGGAGTAAACCCACAATCCAGAGAGCCACGAACTGAACTAGTGGTGGGAGTAAACCCCTCAAATCCGGCCCGAGGCGAGCCGATAACAGGTGTTAGAAGATCGCCCCAAAGGAGTAAACCTAATCCGGCTACGATTAGCCGTTAGTACTCGTCGATGTCAGTGGATTCTGCTCGACAATAGAAGTACACAAAATAATTCTTGCAGAGTATTCTAAGTACTGCGCTGTTCTCCACAACCCACATCTAAAAGGTGTTAGGTAGGTGTGGACTGGACCGGCCTCATTTTCGGTAAGATGTCTAGAGCCTTATATATGAATACTATAAACAATGGGTACCAGAAATGGTATCAACTCCTATGCGACCTAGGGGGATTCCCGACACATTGTGTGAGGAATTGGTTCCAACCGTACATTCGACGGCGAAGGGATAGTGGTTTTAAACTGTCTATGGCACCAATTTCTTGGTGTCGTGGATAGTGGATTTCCCACTTGAACGGAGTCGTTGTTTTAAATTAGTTGGATCTTGGGCTCTTCTGAGTCTGGGTGAGGTGGTTCTATTTTTGCGCCCTCACCCCACCAGG